GGCCACCGTTGCCACGATGAACCGCGCCCAGCGCTTCCACCGCCTCCGCCACCATTTCCGCCTTTCCCGCCTTTTCCGCGTCCAGCAGTTTCTTTGGCTGGCGCAACCGCGTCTCCGCCTTTTCCGCCGCGACCCGTCGTGATTCGTGCGCCATTCGAATAAATATAGCCAAATCCATTCCCGCCTGCCGAACCATTGTTTCCGGCTGCGGGGCCTCCGCCAAGCGCTTGATCATAAGACCAACCCATTGAATGATACGGTTCGTGTTTGTACCCGCCGTTAGATGCCTCGGATGCTCCGCCGTCTGCGCCTTGCGTATAGGTAACGCCATTGTAAGTGATCGTTGGGCTTGGTTTGTCAACGTAGCTATTGCCTTCTTTAACTTTTCCGTGGCCTTTTGAGCCTGCAATACCGGTGTCGCCTTTGAGGGAAAAACTTTCTCCGGTCGTCGGGTCAGTGTATCCGTTTTCGCTGTGTGAGCCGCTGTTGCTGGACGAGCCGCCCATCGTGGTCGCGGTCCCCTCAGAGCCATTTACGCTGCCGTCGGCAGAATAAATGCCTCCTGCGCCGCCAACACCGCACGAATATGGTACTTTAGTTCCGGGCACGGCATTCTGGACTGTTTCAATAAGTATTTTCCCGCCCATGCCGCCAAGACCGGCTTCGCCGCCTGCGCCGCCTTCCGTCCAAAGCATTCCGACATAGCGGTCGGAACTATCCGTGACAGAGCTTGATTCTGATGTTTCGACCTGTGCAGGCGGATCGCCGCCTTTTAATCCGCTTGCGCCGCCCTGCCCGCCGCCGATAAGGACGCGGGTGTAGCTCGTGACGCCCTCCGGGACCGTCCACACGCCCGAGCCTGTGAGGATGACGCGCTCGTCAAAATACTCCGACGATTCCGGCTGCGGGGGCAGAAAGCCGACGAGCGCCGAGGTGCGGGACTTGAGCAGCCCGGAGATCTTCGTCTCGCGCGAGGCGATGCAGGCGAGCGTCTGCTGTTTGTCCCACTCGTTCCAGAGCGAAACGACGTGCCCGGCGTGCTCGGCTGCTGGGTTGACGTCCACGGTGAGCTGCTCGCGGCAGGCGTAATAGGCTGCCATGCGCTGCGCGACCGCGGAGGAGTTGACGAGCGAGACGAGCGTCGCGTCGGCGATCTCCTCGACGTTCTCCGCCGCGCCCTCGGTTACGGTGCGCGTGACGACGCGCCGGTTGTGGACGTAGCTTTTGCCGGTGAGCTTGCCTGTGCCCGCAGAGAGGACGGCGTAGTTCGCGCCGCTCTCAAGGACGGTGAAGCCCTCGGCCGTGAGCGTGTGCGCCGGCTCGTCAAACTCGATCACGTCGCCCTGCTGGGCCGTACCCTCGAAGAGCGTGACGTCCTCCGTGCCGGCAATGTACTGGTGCTCGGTGACGGCGACCGAGCTGACGGGGTCGAGGTACTTGACCTGGATGTTCGCAGCGTGGACGCTCCCGGGGCCGATGATGCTCGCCGCGCCGTCCCAGAGCTTCTGCACGCGCAGCGTGCCGTTCTCGTCCGTGTGCAGCCACGCGCCGATGGCAAAGAGCACCTGCACGAGGCTGTCGCGCGCCGAGGCGATGGGCAGCCAGCCGTAGAGCTTGATGCCGCGGTAGACGGTCTCGACGAGCACGGGGATGTCGCCGCAAATCTCCGCGACGACCTCGGCGACCGTCTGCCCGGTGTAGATGCCGCCGCGGTGCGGCCGGACGATCAGCAGCCCGACCGCGGAAAGCGCAGAGAGCGTGTAGAGCTTCGGCCCCACGCGCGTGACGCTCTGCAGGTAGTAGACGCCGACGCGGCTGCCGGAGCGGAAATACTCGACCTTGTCGTTTTTCTTGAAATTCCGGATCGTGCCCGATTCGGACAAAACGGTGATGTCGAGCGTGTCCGCCTCGAGCGCGTCCGCGCGCAGCTCCTTATACTCGCCCAGCACGCCGGGGGTGTCCTCGGCGAGGAGCTCGCCTTTGTATTTTACGGTGTTCAGACTCATCACTTTGCCCTCATGGTAACGCGGAAGCCCCTCCACCAGTGCGTGCCGCCGTCGTCGAGCAGGACGGACACGGTGTCGACCGTGGGGTGCGCGGTGATGGTTTTCTCCGCGCCGGTCCAGGGGTCGAAGTAGCGGAAGAGGACTTCGTTTTTGAGGCACGCCGTCAGCAGCGCGGTGATGCGCTCGGTCGGCGCGTCGTTGGTGGTGCCGACGATCGTCGGCTTGATGGCGAGCAGATCGCGCTGCTCCTCGCCGGAGCACATGAGGCCGCCGTTCTCGCCCTCGCGGAACTCGTAGGTGACCTCATAGCCGTACTTGTGGAACAGGTCGGTGAAGTCCTGCCCGTCCACGATAGCCGGATATTTTGCCATCAGGTGCCCTCCTTTCCGGCCAGCGGGGTGCCGCGCCTGCGGCCCTCGGCCTGCATGAGCGGGTATTGCTTGCGCGCGAGCGTCTGGCCGTCCAGCTCGAGCGTGACGTCAATGGTCACGTTCTCGCGCCGTGTGGCGCTCTGTACGGTCGCGGGGAGCGCGGCAGGGATAT